CTCGCTCTACCACCCACAGCACAGCTTCCTAGCCTCCCACTTTGATTACATATCCGAAGATGGGCAGACACTCTATGAGGTCAAGAACCTAGGCATCCACCAGCGCAAGAAGTACGGCGACGATGGCACAACTGACATTGACACAGGCTACCGTGTGCAATGCCTGCATGAATCCTTAGTCCACCGTATCCCTAACGTCATCCTAGTGGTCTGCTTTGGCGGTCAGGAAATCTGCCACTATCCGCAGCATTTCTCAGAGGAACAATGGGATTTACACGCCAGAGAGATGGCACAGTTTTGGGGGCGTATCAAGGCTAGGAACTTTGATCCTGAAACGATGGGTGATGCTGCCAAGATTGTGTACAAGGAAGACAATGGCAACAGCCTGTTAGCTAATCAGGAATTGGAAAACATTTGCGCGATGCTGAAGATCGTCAAAGAACAGCGCAAAGTATTAGAAGCGCAGGAAGATGCCCTAGCTGCCAAAGTGCAAGGCTACATGATGGAAGCCAGCCAACTAGCTACCTATGACGGTCGAATCCTAGCTACTTGGAAGGCCAGCAAATCGACTAAATCCTTTTCCAAAGACTTGTTCCGTAACGCTATGCCAGAGATGTATGACAAGTTTGTCGTTGAACAACCCGGCTCACGCCGTTTCCTTTTGAAGTGAGGCGGCTATGCGGAAGAAAAAATATGATGACTTAGATTCATCATGGCACTACGGTCATTCAAGAAATATATGGCCTACGATCCATAACCATTTTATGAAGTACAAGAACTATGATCGTATGCACATAGAAGGCTGCAAAGTATGGTGCAGATACCTATGGTGGGATGAAGGCGATATTCATCCAAATTCGTTCTACGGATTGTTGATCAAGGCTTGTTTTACTGCTGGTTATGCAAGAGCCAAATTAGATATGGAGGAAGGAAATCATGAGTGAAGATAATTTCAAAGCATTTCCATACACAGGCGCAGGAAGTGATGGCATGGATTTACGCGATTACTTTGCAGCTAAAGCAATGCAGGGTTTGTTAGCTTCTGACACACACGCACCTGTTGAGGAGTTTGTTCGACGGGCATACGAGATAGCAGACGCCATGATGGAAGAGAGGATTAACCATGAGTAACGTAGTCAACATGGCAGGGGAGTCGGCAATGGTCGCACTTGATCCTGCTATCCAATCATCCATTGTGTTGCGTGGTGACTTGTCTGGACTGAACGAGGATCAGAAGAAAGAGTATTACTTGTATCGCTGCCGCCAAGTTGGTCTCGATCCTGCCGCTAAACCCTTTGACTTGCTAACACTCAATGGTAAACAAATCCTCTACGCGAACGCAGGAGCTACTCAACAGCTTTGTGCGCTTCACAAACTTTCCACTCAGATTACGCATCGGGAACGTGTGGATGGAATTTACATTGTCTCCGTCCGATGCACGGGCGCTGACGGTAGAGTTTCAGAAAATCAAGGCGCAGTTGATGTCTCAACCCTTGTCGGCGAGAGACTTGCTAATTCCATCCTTAAGGCAACTACGAAAGCGATACGGCGGTCGGTTCTTGCACATTGTGGACTCGGAATGCTTGATGAGACTGAAGTTGAAACCATCCCGGAAGCGCGAATCCAGCCGATGGTGGTGACTGAAAAGGTCGAGCCAGTACAAGTACAAGAGCCTCCCAAGCCTGTTAAGAAGGGTGGTGTAGCTTTCTTAGTACCGTCTGGTGACACCTTCAAAGAGCATGAGCGCTTTGCTAACGATGAAGAGTTTGTCAACGGCTACATTGAAATGGTGGAGCGTATTGCCAGCAATGCCAAGATGAATGCGGCTGAGAAGCTGTCAAAGATTACAGCCTTAGAAGGTGCTAATGACTTTGTGCTTGGCATGATTGAGGCTGAGAACGAACTACTGCACGAAGTATGGGTGCGTGGTGTGAAGAAGGTGAAAGAGCAATTGGATGACGCAATAAAAAAGGGGTAACGCCAGCCAAGTCTGGCAGCAAGTCTCAAAACCAAATGGTGCTTGAACACTTGCAGGCTGGACAAAGCATTACTGCTTTGGATTCTCTGAGATTGTATGGTGTGCTCCGGCTGGCAGCACGGATTGATGATCTCAGGAAAGACGGGCATAACATCATTACGCAGTCAGTGCGAATTGGTAATAAAGAGTTTGCACGATATTCATATACGAAAGGTAAAACATGAGTGATTATCAAGATAGAAAACCCGGTACTGGTGTACTACTGAGCAACCGCAATAAGAAGAGCGCTGGTAGCCCTGATTGGCGTGGTGAGCTTAAGGTTGAACAACACTATGCGCCGGGCGATACCATCAAGCTGGCTGCGTGGACAAAAGAAACTAAAGGCGGTGCGTTGATCAGCCTGAAAGAAGATAACTGGCAACCCGCTGAGAACACTAGCGGCAATGCCAATCCATTCCCTAGCAAGCGCCGTGAAGATGGCGACATTCCATTTTGATAAGGAGACGATCATGCGTTACTTATTTGCTTTGTGGTTGGTATTGACTGCACCTTTGGTGTGGGCAAGCTGCACTTACAACACTTACTGTAATCAAGGTCGGTGCGTAACCTGCACAACCTGCTGCTACGGTAACAACTGCAATACTGACTGTTACTGATGAGTAAGCTGGCAAGGAACCGGGGAGCATCCTACGAACGTGAGGTTGCTAATGAGATATTTGATGTGCTTGGTATTCGTATCCGGCGCAACCTGAAGCAGTATCAGGTGAAGGATGAGGGTGACTTAATCCTTGGCAACTATCTGATTGAGTGCAAACGCAGGCGCAAGATTGCGGTGTATGATTTCATTGAGCAGGCAGATAGAGCCTGTGAAGCTGGTCAAACATCTATTGTGATCATGCGTGAGGACGGTGGCAAATCACTGGCCTTAATGCACTTGCCCGACTTGCTCAAGCTACTTGGCAATGAAATAAACCCCCATCAGTCGCAGGATGAGTCTTCGCCAGAGGACAGTTAGGAGCGCTGACGGGGCGCAGCGTCACTGCGACACGCCCCACCTTTCGGAGATCACATGGAAAACCAAAAGCATATTTTTATAGCAACGCCTATGTATGGTGGGCAATGCACTGGCGTTTACGCACAATCATTGATGAACCTGATTGGCGTTCTATCTAATCAAGGTTACAAAACTTCTGTGTCACTGATGTTTAACGAATCACTGGTGACACGCGCACGTTGCAATATGGCGCATGAGTTCCTAAAGAGTGATGCTGACTACCTTTTCTGGATTGATGCTGATATTGCATTTAAGCCAGAGGACGCACTAAAGATGCTAGCAGCAGACGTTGACGTAATAGGTGGAATCTATCCAAAGAAGGAAATCAATTGGCAAACAGTGCATCAAGCCGTGACTGAAGGTAAGCCAGTTGATCAGCTTAAGAAACATACCGGCAGCTTTGTTGTCAATTTGCTTACTAACGATCCATCAATTACCGTGCCAGTAGATCAGCCGTGTGAGGTATCTGCTATTGGTACTGGCTTCATGCTAATCAAGCGCCGCGTGTTTGATGAGTTGAAGCCTCACACACCTACCTTTGTCAGCGATATGAACTATCTGTCTGGCGAGGAAGTTTATGGGTTCTATCTTGATCCGATTGATCCTGAGAGCAAGCGGCTGTTGTCAGAGGATTACTATTTCTGTCACCAGTGGCGCAAGATTGGCGGCAAGATATATGCAGCACCTTGGTGTCACCTAGGTCACATGGGAACGTATCTGTTTGAAGGTGGCTTGCTGTCGAGTGAGTGAAAAAACCCCCGCCAGAGGAAGGCGGGGGAAAGCCTAGAAGGGAAGGCTAGGCCAGCAGAACTTATCTCTTAGTCTTGCGTGCAGTCTTGGCAGACTTACGGAATGCAGCATCGGTGGGCGCACCCTTACTTCCCGGCTTTCTCATGCGCTCACCACTTCCCGCTTTAATTCTTTCCTGTTTGGCATTGATGTTTGCGTATAGCCCTGTCTTCATTTGATCCCCCAAAAGTATAAGTCGTGAACCGTATCATTACTTATAAATTCATATCTTTTGAATATGCTTAAATCTATTTCCTGCCGCACATCTTCTTCAGTCAGGTTGCGATAGTAGTCACCGCAGAATGGCGCATCCCAAGGCGACGTTCGTCGTGTACCGTGTTCCTTGCGTCCAGTGGTAGCGCAGCTAAAGAATACCAAACCTGACGCCATCCTGATCATGTTTTCTAGCGTTGCCACCCACTCAGGGTTATGCTCAAAACAC